GTTACTTGGACTGCTACATCTGTATTCACTGTGCCAGAAACAGAATACGATGTTGTCGGTGCTGACTTCTCATTCGGCTATGCACCGGAAGAATTAGTTGCTGGTGTTGTAAGCGACAACATTTCAATAACAGTTACTACCCGCCCCGGAACAAACTGGCCTGTAGTAGAATACGGACATACCGGATTTGAAGTAGTTTCATTGGAGTTATTACCAACTGACGGAGAACAGGTAGAATATAGCTTTGATGGTGCGGTGAAAGTTCCTGCACACATTAACGTTCAGGTAATTGATGGTGCTACTGATTTGGGAACATCGCTTGCAGAAACAGAATATACTATTGATTGGATCAACAAGTCAATTACGCTAGACACTCCGTTAGCATTCACCCCTGTCGCTGACAAGCTCAGAATTGATGTGTATGCAGTTGGTAATGGAGATCAACTAGTCAAGGCTAGCACCGATACCAACCCGATCAGAACCGATTCTGTAACCGGATTCAATGAAATCTATGTTAACGCAAATTACAGTGCTAGCATATTTGCTGGAAGCGGCGTACTAAGACCTGGCACTGACAACTTAAACGTTCGTGTATTCGAAACAGAATCAGTATCAGATAGAATTTTCTGTGACAGCGTGACTAACTTTGTTCTTAACGGTCCTATCACGTTCCAAGGAATTCCCTTCGGCGGTCTACAAGAAGAAACAGTTTACTATGTGAAGTCTATCAGTTATGCTACCAACGCAATAATTATTTCACCGGTGTATGACTCTATTGCAGGACAAGCTGGCCCTGCACTAGAATTGTCTAACGCAACAGGCGAAATGTTTGCTAATATTCAAAACGGCGCGGCATCTGTTTGGTCGGACCCAGTGGTAGATCACAATGGAACAAAACTAGTATTTGGTTCAACCGGATTATTACCTCGTGCGAAAGAATCTAATAATGCATTAACAACAGGAACTACTAGTGGGTTGATTGTAGGGACACCAATCACGTTTGGTCAAGGTACGTTTAGTACATTAGTACCATTCCAAAGATACTATATAAAATCCATTCTTGATGGCAACGAATTCACAATCTCAGAAACACTTGGCGGCCCTGAGTTTGCTCTAACAGAGTTCAATGGCACGACCACGTTTGTAACTAACGATTATGCAATCGGTAGGCGCTCTGATAATCATGCAAAAATTGTGTTTGCTTCTAATCAGTATAACACGGATGTTGATTATATTGTGTTCTCATTGTTTGGAGAAACAAGCCCAGTACAATATGGGTATGCATTACCAGAAGTGCAATACTTTAACGGTGATGGCTCAACTGCATCGTTCTACCTTAACAACTTTGTGGGATATGACAATCCAACAAATGCTATTGTAGAAATTGATGGAGTGAGAATTACAGCGTCACAGTATACTATTAGTTCAATTTCAAATACCATCTTGTTCAATAGTCCTCCTGCAAATGGCACTATCATATCAGTAATGACATATAATGATACAAGCAGACAATATCTAACTAGTCAGTATAATATTACTGGTAATCCAGGCTCATCCCTAATAAGCTTGACTGTGGGCTCAACCACACACTTTGAAGCCACATATGACCAAGATACCCCAACAGTAATTACGTATGACCAAGATACCCCAAGTGTAGTTGCATATGATGAGGTATTAGATTACCTAACATTGTCATCTGGAAGCACGAGTTCATTAAATATCAATGACTCAATAATCTTTGCAGCACCTACGATCGGTGGCATCGTAGCTGGTCAAACTTACTATGTGACAGAGATCATCAATTCTACTGACTTTGTAATTTCAGAAGACGTTGGTGGACTGCCATTTACAGTAACTACTGATTCTGGATCAATGACCTTGCAGGCAAATGGTTTGACTGTTGCCCCGATATCAAACATTGTCAATACTATTGCACCGCCGATTGCAACTACAACTGCGTCTTCATCCACTAGTGGTTCACCCAACGAAATTACAGTTGATAGCACTAGTGGGTTTATAGTTGGTCAGCCTGTTCAGTTCTTTGGAACATCGTTTGATGCAAACATTGAAACTGATGGAACTGTATACTATGTTGATTCTATTGTCAATAGCACTACATTCACGATTGAGGATTATCAAGGTAATCAGATAGTAACTGCTGGCGGCGGCCCTGGAAATATGCTAGTCGTTGTTGGTGGAAATCCAACAGTACGAGTAACCACAGACATTGAGCATAACTTAGTAGAAAATACTTTGGTTCGTATTGACGGAACAACTGGATCTACCCAACTCAACAATAACACATACTATGCTAAGATTATAAATCCATATGTGTTTGACATTTATGCTCAACCATATGACCCGTCACCAACCGCAGTCAACGATCCAATCATTGCTATTTCGGCTTACACAGGTGGCGGCTATACATGGAGACAGGGTCTGTTCTTCATCACAACTACTACCGCTACCGCTACCGCAGTAACCACTAACTTTATTACTGTGGGTTCAACCGAAGACTTGTTCGTAGGAACTCCGGTATACTTTAGTCAGGTTGAAACTAATAACGGAACTGCTCTCATGGGTGGATTAGACCAAGGCACTGTATACTACATTAAGACAATTGAAAATGCTACCACAATAACTGTTTCTGAAACTAGATACGGTGATCCAGTCACATTAATTAATGATACTGGAAGTATAAATCTAACTCAGTGGGCACAGACCAATGTAGATAGACTTTGGGTAACAATCAATGGTTATCGTGTACCTTCATCAAGTCTACGGGTAAATGACTTCAACGAAGTAAGCATTTTGTCTGAAATCGTGCCGGGTGATCAGGTAATCATTACTAGCATGATTCCTACAGCAACTCCCGACGAAGACATTTACATCAACTTTGTGAATCAGGTTAATGAGGGAACGGTATATCGTATCAATCCTGACATTACTACATGGTTAACTGAACCTGTATACCCGCTCAGCGAAACAATTTACATTGATGACGTTACTAAAGTAACTCGTCAGGTTGTACAGAATGTCACTACACCAGCTGCAACCTCAGGATTCTATTATATCGGATTAACCGCAGACAAGAACTTGATTGCTAATGTTAGAGTATTCAACAAGTCTACAGGAAACTTCTTACCACAAGAAGCAATAAGTGTTGTTCTCATTGACTTATCTCCCAATGTCAAGATTGTTCCTGGGGCCTACATTACAGCGCCGAATCTGACTTATCTCGGAGACGAGTTGATTATTACTACCCTTGAAGGAAACACTGTGTACATTAACGGTGAAGAAATCAGATTCGGTAGCGTAGATTTTGAAAACAATGCGCTAACTGAATTAGGCAGAGGAGTAAACGGGACGGCAGCACAGCCATACATAGCTACATACAGTAGAGTATATGGTTTGCTTTCATCCAATAAATTGAATGATATATATTACGATCAAACTTGGAACTCTAAGGTTTACAATACAGTAGAGGGTGATCCGTTACAGATTAGTGAAACGGTGCCAGCAGATTTCTTAAATAATCAAAATACCTAAGAGATAAATAGAACATGAGCAAAAATAAATCAATAAATGAAGGAAAAATTAAGCAAACTGCTGATAGAAAACCAAATGAAGTTGGCGGGTTTTATTTTTCCTCTGGAGTTAAGATTTTTGACCCTACTTCAAACGAAGTATTGGTTCAGAAAAGAGGGGATAGTTAATGTCAGTTATTAACCTGTCATACAATGTTGAAGGTTTTCTAAAAATATATGACCCTAATAATGGGGAAGTATTCGTTGATAAAAAGAATGCCATTAACTATGAAAATATGTCTGAGGCTATCGCAGACACACTAAGTAGTCGTGGATATGGCGAAATCTATCAGATGGCTTTCGGCAACGGCGGCGCCAGCGTAGACCAAACCGGAGTAATCACATATCTACCTCCTAACGTAACTGGTCAGAATGCAGCACTATACAATCAAACCTACGAAAAGATCGTAGATGACACGAGCGTATTCAACTTAGATCCTACTCGTAACAAGATGACAGTTTTCCACACTACTGGAAATCTTTATACAGATATCGTTGTGCAGTGCTTGTTAGATTACGGCGAGCCTTCAGGTCAAGCTGCGTTTGATAACAGCACCCAAACAGATAGTACATACATCTTTGATGAGCTAGGTCTACTAGCTAATTATGGAACTGATAGCAACGGAAACGTGATCACCAGACTATTGACTCACGTTATATTCCACCCGGTGCAAAAATCATTGAACAGACAGATTCAAATTGACTATACAATTAGAATCCAAAGCTTAACTAATCTAGTAACTATTTAAAAGAACGGAGTGCGGAAGTGTCATATACTATAGTAAGGACTGATGGTACAGTATTAACGACAATTCCCGACGGTATTGTAAATACCACAAGCACTCCTCTTAGCTTGCCTGGTAGAAACTATCCTGGCTATGGTCAGGTGATGGATACCAACTTTGTCCGTTCACTAGAAAACTTTGCAGATAGTACACTACCTGCAAATGCTATTCGTGGGCAGTTGTTCTTTGACACCACTGATGATACGATGTATATTTGTCCATCTGATGGTGAAAGCAATCTCAGTAATTGGTACCGCGTACTTTCTGCACCGCTAGTTAATCTAGAACTAACTGATCTTGACGCTTCCGGTGACATTACTGCTAATAATGCATACATTGATAATGATGTAACAGCGAATCACATCATTACAGATTATCTTACGGTAAATGTCAACGCCAATATCACTGAAGCAAATATCGCTACCGTAGCATACATTGGTGAGGCAAACACTAGAAGCATTACAACTGGTACAAGACCCACATTAGGTAACATGATCGGCGCTTGGACTGTTAATGGTATAGGTACAATCAATGGTGTTAGTAATACTAGTTTGTGGGTCACCGGCGGTAACTTAGTTGTTACTGGCCCAGGTACTGTAGGTATTCGCACTAATAATTATATGTGGGCGAATGGCGTTGCAGTGTCATTTGACGGCACCTACACCAACACTAATGTAGCTCTATACATGCCCACTTATGCAGGCAATGTCAGTTTCCCTAACAGCGGAACAGCTTTTAACGGCAACGTATTATCTGCTGGTTCAAGTGCTACTAACGGAACTATTGTAGGTAACTGGACTCTCTCCCCAGGTTCATCATTGAACGGAATACCCGCAATAGATGGAGCTAACGTTACCGGTACTGTAGGCAATGCACTAATAGCACAATTTGCAAACACTGCTGGTGTAGCTAATACAGTTTCAGTGAACGCACAGCCCAACATTACTAGTTTAGGCACACTAACTTCACTTGGAGTAAATGGAAACATTACTGCTGCAAATATTACTGCAAATACCGGTATCTTTGCAGGAAATGCTGCTGGACTATATAACATTCCCATAGCTAACTTAGTAGGAACGTTCCCTACTGTAGATAATGCATCCAATGCTTCTCAAGCAGACATTGCAAACACAGTTCGTGTTAATGCCCAGCCCAACATTACTAGTGTCGGTACATTGACCGGATTGATCGTATCAGGAAACTCACAGTTTACCGGTGAAGTAGTAAGTTTAGGATCAAACAGTAATGTAAGAATAACTGGCGGTTCTGCTGGACAGGTATTGTCTACTGATGGCACCGGTGCTCTCAGTTGGGTACCAACCGGAGCTGCAAATACTGCACAGACTGTTACTAATAATGCCCAGCCTAACATTACAAGCTTAGGAACATTATCTAGTCTTAACGTAACCGGTAATATTACGTCAGGTAACGTTTATGCTAATTCAGGCACTGTCAGAGGTAGTCTGTTGACCGGTACATTAACTACTGCAAGTCAACCAAACATCACAAGTTTGGGAACGTTGGCAAACTTGACTGTTTCCGGCAACGCACAATTTACGGGGCAATTAGTCAACTTAGGAACTGTTGGTAATCTCAGAATCACCGGTGGCTCAGCTGGATATGTTCTAACTACTGACGGCGTGGGCGGATTAAGTTGGGCTTCGGCGGGTGCTGCTACTACCGCAATTACTGTAACCGGTAATGCCCAGCCTAACATTACAAGTCTCGGTACTCTTAATTCACTAGTAGTATCGGGCAATGCATCATTTACCGGACCAAACGTATCTTTAGGCGCTATAGCAAACTTGAAGATCGCCGGCGGCTCATCTGGTTTTGTTCTTTCCACAGATGGATCAGGAAACTTATCTTGGGCCCCTACTGGAACTGCAAATACAGCAGCCACAGTAACAACTGCTGCACAACCTAATATTACAAGTGTCGGTACATTAACTAGCTTAACTGTAAGTGGCAACATAACTACTACCGCCGGACGCTTTATTGGAAGCGGCTTAGGGTTAACTAACGTTCCGGGTGCAAACGTCACCGGAACTGTAGCTAATGCTACATATGCAACCACAGCAGGTAGTGCGGCGACAGCAACTTCAGCCACAACTGCCACTACCGCAACAACTGCTACGTCAGCAACCTCAGCAGGAACTGCATCGTTTGCAACTAACGCAGAAACCTCAAACAGAGCTAACGTGGTCTTAGGGTCAGCACAGCCAAATATCACAAGCGTCGGCACATTGACCTCTCTCGCAGTATCAGGTTCACTCACTAGAGGTGGTCAAGATGTTATCACACTGGGTGACTTCACTAATAGTTCAGGTTGGACTAGACTTCCAAATGGATTATTGATGCAGTACGGTACCGCAACTGCATTCAGACAAACATCTACCTTTATTAACTATCCCATCGCATTTTCTTCATTCTCTGTTGCCGTGTGTAGCGGTTCAACTGCATCTAACTTCGACGGATCACAGGGCGCCCCTGGAGTAATCAATTCTACTACAACCGGGTTTACGACATTCTTCGGCACAGACGGTGGCGGAAGTGCTGTTACAATACGTTGGATAGCGATAGGATATTAAGGATTAGTTATGACGATTTATTATAGTCCAAGCACAGCCGGTTTTTATGATACAGGAGTTGTAGAATATCCCACACTTCCTGAGGATTGTATTGAAATTACTCAAGAAGAACGTGATCTTTATATTGAAGAAATCAATCATAAAAATAATCAGCTTGTGGTTGAAGACGAAAAGTTAGTACTAAAGCTCAAAGAAGAAATCGTAACTTGGGAGACAGTACGACTCAAGCGTAATGGTTTACTAAACGCAAGCGACTATACACAGGTTCCTGATTTTCCAGGAAACAAAGAAGCATGGGCGGCATATAGACAGCAACTTAGAGATATTCCTCAAATGTTTGTCAACCCAGAAGACGTTGATTGGCCGTTTGTACCAAATAACTAAGCAAAACAAAGTAAGATAAATAAACGTAACGGAGAAATTTTAAAATGGCTTATACGATTGTCAAGAGTGATGGTAATGTGTTGACTACTATCGCCGACGGTACTATTAACACTTCTAGTACCTCTCTTGGCCTACCTGGTAGAAACTATGCTGGATACGGTCAAACGCTAGATACCAATCAGGTACATATTCTTGAGAATTTTGCGGCAGCTACCCCGCCTGCTAACCCTCTCAGAGGTCAGCTTTGGTTCAATATTACTAATAGCACGTTGTATGTTTGCCCCGCAGACGGAACTACAAACGCAGCAGCTTGGCTATCACTAACCTCAACTGCCTCAGGCGGTACTACAACATTTGGTAATGTTTCTGTTTCAGGAAATCTCTCAGCCAATAATGCTTCAGTGGTAAACACAATCTCTGCCAATGCAATAACTGCTGGATATCTAACAGTATCAACTCAAGCTAATATTGCTAACGCCAACTTAAGCGGAACTACTAGCATTGCAAGCTTAACTACAACTTCTATCACATCAGGGTCTCAATCAACAAATGGAACATTAACTGGTGTGTGGACTGCTAACGGCGCAGGCACCGCAAACGGCGTTAATGGTACTTCAATGTGGGTTACTGGTGGTAATCTAGTAATTACCGGCGCAGGGTCAATTGGTATCAGAACTGACAATTACTACTATGCGAACGGCGATCCCCTTTCGTTCCCTGGTACATATAGCAATGCTAATGTTGCTTCTTATATCCCAACATATGTTGGCAACGTAGGTTCTGCTGGAGGCGCAACTATTTTCAATGGCAGCACCTTAAGCGCCGGCGCAAATACTACACCCGGAACAATTACCGGTAACTGGACATTGAGTGCAGGATCAAGACTAAACGCTACTTACGCTGACTTGGCGGAACGTTTTGAAGCAGATACCTCATATGAACCGGGAACAGTAGTTCAGTTGGGCGGTGAAAAGGAAATTACTGCGGTTCAATATGAACTATCAGAAGACGTATTTGGTGTTATCTCAAATACTGCTGCTTACTTAATGAACGCAGGCGCAGGAAGTGACGCTACTCACCCTCCAGTAGCGGTCACAGGTAGAGTTGAAGTTAAGGTTACAGGAAAGATTAAGAAGGGTGATCGTCTTGTTAGTGCTGGGTCAGGAATTGCTCGTGCTGCTAAGTCAGGTGAAGCAAACGCATTTAACACGATCGGTAGATCCTTAGAAGATAAAACAACTGATGGCGAAGGCTTTGTTGAAGCTATCGTAATGATTAGGTAACAGGGATAAGACATGACCTACGCACAATTTGGACTTATACAGGCAGCAGATTTTAACACATTGGTGGGAGGAAACCCCACTACGACTGTTAATACGCTAAACGCAACTTGGGCAACTGGCGGCGGGTCAGCAGGTTATGGACAAACAGCAGTAGCTAACGTAGCAGCAGGAGGCAGCGTCCTTGCTAGCACTCAGTGGGCTTCCCTAGTGTCTAACACTGCTAGTGCAGCATCACACCAAGGCTCAAGCATCACTTCAGTTTCGGTTCCCGTAGCAGGCGGTGTAATTACATACAATGCAGCTATTCCCACTAACTTGACAACTATCTATACCAATAGATTAAATGCAGCGGCTCAAAGTTCAACCACAGCGAATACTGCTACTAGAGGAACTACTTGGACAAACCAATTGACGTTTACTCACACTGCTACTTTTGCTAACGGTAATGCCGCCCGCTATTTCTTCAATGCTGGTGGTCAGATTAAAATGACCGTATCACATCCGGGTACAAATGGCATTGACCTATTGTTTAACAATCTAGCGAGTAACGTAGGTACAGTAGTATTGTCTGCACCAACATCAGGTTCAGTATCAATTGCTGGTACATCATATAACGGTATTACTAAGATTGGTGGAGGCGGCAACACTCCCACTATTTCTCAGAACAATGGTTACTATGCGTTGACTACATCAAACGCTAACGTATTCACGCAGACTGCTAGTACGGGCCCAAGCGGCTATCTATCATCATTCATTCGCTTCATTGTCCAAAGCAATGGTACACAGGGTTCAAACGGTGATGCTGGATCAGTAATCACTATCTACACTATTTGGGATGAAGTTCCTGATGGACTAACTGTAGCATCAGGTTCAGCAACTACTATGACATTGACCCCACCTTCTACGACTAACATTGCTAATACTTGGGGCTCAGTCACGTTGTCCGGCACGGTCAGCGGTTCATAACTTTTTTAATCACGCAGGGGTATCCATCTAAATACTCATAGGAGTTTATGATGGATACTAAGACCTTAATTACCGAAGCAAAAGCTCGTTTTGCTCACAATTCAGCAAAAGACTATCTAAAAGAAAAGTACAATGCAAAGCTACTCGTAGCAGAGCAGGGTGGTCTTTGGCGTGCTGACCAAGAAACTATCTCATTCCTAACATCATTCTTAAATGAAGAAGTCGTTCTTATGGATACATTTGATAATCCAGTAAAGGTTAATCGCCAAGACCTTAAAGATAAGTTATGTGAAACTTATTATAGAGTGATGAACGAATGGCACGATGAGTGGAAAGAGCTTGAAAGTAAGAGATAACATGACCGAACTAGTATACGATTCAGATAACGGCATCATCGCATTAGCATTACAAATGTACGTTCACTACGCTACTGAAATGGGCGGCGATCAGCATTTGATTGACAGAGCTGGTGAGCTAGAGTTTATCTTTAAGAATAAACCTACAACAGAAAGATACGAGTGGCCAGAATGACTCGTGGCGTAATACTATTTGCTTTCAATAGTCCCAAATACAATTACTATGATATGGCTAAACATACTGCAAAGCGTGTTGAGCATTTCTTAAAGCTGCCTGTTACGTTAGTAACAGATGAAGACTCTATGCCTGCAGGAGAGTTTGCGTATTGGGACAAAGTAGTAAAGATTAAGCCGGATAAGAATAACTTTCGTGACTGGGGCATGTGGATCAATAAGGGTCGCTATATGGCTTACGAGCTTAGCCCTTACGAAGAAACATTATTACTTGACGTAGACTACATCATCAACTCAAGTAAACTGCTTACCTTATTTGATATTGACACAGATTTTTGCTGCCACAATAGAACTAATTTCTTAATGCATCCAAATGCACCACAAGAACTACTGTCAGTTTACAGCTATGAGACACTATGGGCCACTGTTGTGATGTTCCGCAAGAGTACTCGTGCCGAGCAAATCTTTAAATGTTTAGAAATGGTACAAAAGAACTATGAACACTACGCCAACATTCATAATTTTATCGCCCCTGTATATCGTAACGATTATGCTCTCACTCTCGCCCTTCGTATTGCTAACGGCCATAGTGTTGATTCCCGCGATGTTATTCCTTGGGATTTACTGCACGTTGGAAAAAATACGCAAGTTTATCGTAATGGTGATGACCAGTTTGGGACAGAGTATACGGTCATGTTTGACAACTGGCAACGGGGCAAAATAAGAAAAGAGTATATTACAATCAAAGATCAAGACTTCCACGTGATGGATAAAGAAATATATGTGGAGATGATCAATGAATAAAGGCTTTGTCATTATGGCGCAGGGTCTTGATTATGAAGTCTGTGCAGAAGTTCTTAAGGACAGCATCTTAAACGTGATGCACGATGCCAACGTGACTATCGTTACTACTGATATGCTTCCGTACGGTGATCAGGCTCCCGATATTGATTGGAAGTTGCAGAATGACTGGCAAGTATACGAAGCAAGTCCATATGACTATACAATTAAACTTGAAGCCGATATGTATTTACCAAAGTCAATTGACTATTGGTGGGATGTATTACAGAATAGAGACTTAGTAGTAAGCACTACAATCAGAAACTTCAAGCAAGAGATTTCGGATGTTAAAGCATATCGTAGATTTATTACTGACAACAATCTACCTGATACTTATAATGCCATTACATACTTCCGTAAAAGTGAGTTAGCAGAAAAGTTCTTCAACATTGTTAGAGACGTATTTGAAAACTGGGACCAATACAAAGCTATTCTAAAATGCAACGTTGATGAGCTTTGTACAACAGATTGGGCTTATGCTATTGCTGTACATATTCTAGGTGAAGAGAATACTACACTGCCGCAATTCAAAGAAATGTCAATGATACATATGAAGCAATTCATTAACGGTTGTCCTACTCAGAATTGGACAGACAATTTGATTTATGAGAAGCTTCCGCACACATTTAGAATCAATACTATTCCGCAACTGTATCCATTGCACTATCACGTAAAAAGTTTAACTAAAGAACTTAGGGGAAATAACAATGGATGAAGTAGTTGTTATTTGGGAAAGTCATAAGGTTGCCAAGCCAGAGTTTAGGCTTTATTATGACGATAGGGGATGTGCTATCGCTTATACCTGTGAAAAACTTGAAGGTAATTACATTATCATTGATGCAACAACATTTGCTGAGGCTAGACCCGACATTAAAGTTGTTGACGGAAAAATCATTAGAGATCACTATGGCTCGGTAGTGAGCAAGTTGTGTAAAGACACTGAGGGTGTTCTTTGTGAGGTTGAAGACCTAAGCGTTATCACTGAGACCGATGGACAATATTGGAAATTAAAAACTTATGAATTATGATGACATTGTAGATATCGCAGACCTAGACTGCATCTATCTTAGCTATGATGAACCACAGAAAGAAGAATTTTGGATTAAGATTAAGAACTTGGTTCCATGGGCTAAGAGAGTTGATGGAGTTAAGGGTAGCGATGCCGCACACAAAGCAGCAGGCGAAGCAAGTGAGACAGAACGCTTCATTCTCATTGACGGCGATAATATGCCTAACGAGGATTTCTTCAATCTACAACTAGACTTTACAGGATTAGATCCTAATTACAAGTTAGCGCAATATCGTTGGCGTGCAGTTAATGCTATCAATGGCTTGCGTTATGGCAACGGCGGTATGAGTTCTTGGACAAAGACCTACGTTGCCAACATGAAGACCCATGAAACAAGCGATGGTAGTGACACTACTGCCGTTGACTTTTGCATGGATTCTTCTGATAATCTATACTGGGCGATGCACGACTGCTACTCCACAACGTATCCTAACTACACTCCCTTCCAAGCGTGGAGAGCAGGATTCCGTGAAGGTGTCAAGATGGTACTTGATCGGGGTGCAAAGCCCAGTATAGATGACTTTAGAGAAAGAGTTGCAGGACGCAATCTAAACAATCTTACTATCTGGCATAACGTTGGCGCAGACGTAGAGAATGGTGTTTGGGCTATCTATGGTGCAAGACTTGGTACATATATGACTATGCTCACAGATTGGGACCACAAAGAAGTAATGTGGTTTGATAACTTTCCTATTCTTTGGGAAAAGCACAAAAATGCACAGCCTATTATAAGTTCCGAGATGTTGGGAGATGAGTTGGTTGATAAACTTGGACTACCAATGTGCATGTTAGACCCCGAGCAAAGCAAGTTTTTTAAGCGTCACTATAACGCAGACAAGTATAACATGGGTCCACTCGTTAAGGAGATGGACGTTATTAGAAAGATTGAAGGCTGGTAAGTCTCAGCCATAACTAAGGAAATAAAATATGTCATTTAACGATTACCAGCGTCATTTAGAAAATACAAAGACCGAATTGGATTCGGTTAGTGGTTCATTCTGTGCCGCTAAGTGGAAGCAAGTGACCATGCACTTACAGAATGGCCACACGCATAGCTGTCACCACCCCAAAACACACCACGTACCGGTTGAAGAAATTAAAAGAAATCCAACTGCATTGCATAACAGCGAATATAAAAAGCAGCAGAGAAAATTGATGCTTGAAGGTGAACGCCCTTCTGAGTGTGACTATTGCTGGAGAGTAGAAGATCAGGGAGATAGCTTTAGTGACCGAGTGTACAAGAGTGCAGACAACTGGGCCAAACCTTTTATTCAAGATATCGCTAGCAAGCCATGGGATGACAACGTTGATCCTAGCTACGTAGAAGTTAGCTTTGGTAATGTGTGCAACTTCAAGTGCAGTTATTGTGCGCCACATATCAGCAGTCAGTGGATGGAAGAAATTGAAAGACACGGTCCCTATCCTACCAGCGATAACTTTAACAATCTAGATTGGCTAAAGAGTCAGAACATGATTCCGATTCCCAATAGAGAAGAAAACCCATACGTTGACGCTTTTTGGGAATGGTGGCCAAGAATGTATAATAGTTTGCAGCACTTTAGAATTACGGGCGGCGAACCACTATTAAACAAAAACACTTTCAAGGTATTGGACTATATTATTGATAATCCTAATCCTAACCTAGAAGTAAGTATCAATACTAATATGAATGCACCTGACGATATTCTTGACAAGTTTTTAGAGAAGGTCAAGATCATTCATGGTGAAAATAAATTAAAGAACTTTAAGTTGTTTACAAGTGCCGAAGCTCATGGTAGACAGAGTGAGTATATCAGATTTGGAATGAATTATGATAAATGGTTAGGCAACATTCATAAAACTTACAAAGAAGTTCCGGGTATTCAGTTCACCATTATGAGCACCTACAACTTCCTAAGTATGACTTCATATATTCCATTCTTGAAAGATGTGCTAGATATTAAGTTAGAGTATCATCGTTGGGACGATCACAGAACCCCGATGTTACTTGACATTCCATATCTAAGATTCCCCAATCATCAGGCAATATTCATTATGGAACCAGAGCAGCTACAAATGATCTATGATCAGGTTACATTCATGTACCAAAATCTTGAATACAAGAACTGGTATGGTAGTGCTAACCGTGGGTTCTTTGAACATGAGGCTGACAAATTGAAAAGAATCTACAATATCGCTAAAGACAATGTTGTAACGGAAGTCACCGAAAATAATCGCAGAAACTTTGTAAAGTTTGTTGATGAGCATGACAAGCGCCGAGGCACGAACTTCTTAGCGACATTCCCTGAGTACGGGGAAGTTTACTATAAGTGGAAGAATATGTAATGCGTGTAGCACTATGCATAAGTGGTCAGCCAAGAACATGGAAAAACTCATATTATACATGGGTTGAACACTTATTGCCCGGTGTAGAAAAAGATATTTTCTTCCATTTATGGGATTATAACACATTGCCGGGAATAGTAGTACAGTCAGGAGTATCTAAACTTGAGGATGTTCCTATTTCAGAAGAAGAAAAACAAGAAATACTAGATACGTATCAACCTAAGAAATATAAGTTTGATAGTAGAAATGTTAATCCGGTTGAACGTGACAAAGATCCTAGTATACTGTCTGATTATGTGAAATATCCATTAGGTTGGTGGTGTAGAAGTCAGTATCATAGCTTATACTATGCTGCCAATCTAAAAAGACAATACGAACTTGAAAACAATTTTGAATACGATGTTGTGTTTAGAATGAGAACTGATCTATATTTTATGGAAAACTTAAACATGCCCGCTACAATTCGTCCTAACGAGTTCTACAGCAAAAGCAACGGCTACATGGATAACGTTGAAGCCTTTATGATAGGTGATACATTTTATTTTGCTGATAGTTTTACATACGACCAAGCGGCAGAGTTCATCTATGGATTAAACTTCATTGATGCTAGACACGTTGCACCCGCACACATATTATGTCCTCCACCTGAGGTTGGGTTATATCCCTTTTTGTGTGCTAGTGGAATAAAAAATGTCAGTTGCCCGCAAAACATAAAGATATTACGAAATCAAGAATATCTTGACATAAGAGGAAGGTTAGCACACTATGAAGTCGTATAAGATAGCAGTCTGTTTGAGCGGCGAGGCGCGCACTTGGGAGCATTGTGCAACCAACATACTAGAATTCTACAAAAGCGATGTTCACGAAGTAAAGTTTTTTGGACATACCTGGACTGAAAGCGACTATAGAAAAGAGCATGAATACTATGGTGTGGAAAGATACGAACGCTACGATAATACAGTGCTAAATCTCAAAATGCGAAACAAAATTAATTATCAAAAACTAGTAGTGGATAATAAATCGGTAGTCAACGACACACCTGAACCAAGCGTTATAAGTTTTGATGAATGTACATATGGTCTCAAACGAGCAGCAAACTTAGTCAAGCCTACAGTGTATGTGCATATGAGCTACAGTATCATGAAAGCTAACTGGCTTAAAACAATGTACGAAATAGAAAACGATATGCGTTTTGATTTAGTAGTTAGAGCAAGACATGACACATACTATATGCCCGGTACAACGTTTGACAGTTATATACCTAATAATATAGAGCCAACTGTAATACATGGTGCCATCAACACCTTTCCAATGGAATATTGGCAAAACCACTTTAATGACGTATTATTCTTTGGATCAAGTAGAGTGATGAATACTGTATGTGATTTTTACAGATACTATAGTACGGGAAAGTTTTGGGAACTATTAGATACACACTGGAACGACCCTTATGTAAAAATCTGCGGGTATAATGTTAGTTTGTATAAATGGTTAGCAATGAAAAACATAAGGGTAAAAGAAACTCCCCTCTTGTTTAATACTGCTGTGTTTAGAAAAAAAGCAGCAGACGAACTATATAGATTGCCTCAAGATGCGGAAGCAATTTTAGATGTTGAAAGAGGGTTGTTCCGATGAGAATTGCAGTATGCTTTAGTGGGGTTATAAGAACAGGAGTGTTATGTGTTGATAACATAAAACGTTTCTTAGGAGACATGCTACCAAACTGCGATTTTTTCCTACACACATGGGATTACGAAACTAATAAGCCTTTTGCTAGAACGCACTGGAACGATATTCCATTTATTCAGCGACTTGACGAACCGTTACGTCAAGAAAAACTACAAAAATTCATTGAAGCATACAATCCAATAAAGTTTAAGGTAGATAGTTATTCAGAGTTTATGAATAGCGTTACTAATAAACAGTTTCCTATAGTGTGGCATACGCTGTCTAGAAGCTTTGAGCTTAAAAGACAACATGAACTGGAAAACAATTTTACGTATGATGTAGTAATAAAGATTCGCCCAGACGTTATATTTCCCGATTACAAGAGTCTGCGAAAAGCATTAGCTAGAATAGATATATCTAAACCGGTTATTTACAGTGATCCGCATATAGCTCATAGGTTAGATGATGTATTTTGGATCACAAATAGCCAGGTCGCTGATACAATGATTAGATTAGTAGCGGAACCTAGGATGCCACCAGATAACTTTAATACAGCAGTGGTTGAGTTCATACGAAATAATGGAATATCTCATTTACCGATTGCGGGCATTGATCAGATTTGCTATACTATATACAGATATGAATCGTACATGCTTGACCCTATGACAAATTTCCGTGAATGCTATATGAACGATCTTATACATTACAGTTCTGTACCTGCCGAAGAAATACAAGGAGTGTTTCGTTACAACGATAAAAATAACTTATATAGGACAGTGAAATGATTGATTTCCTATACGCAAATGGATGTAGCTGGACAGCCGGCAACGGCATTCAAGATGACCCAAGTTTATCCGATTTGGAACCTGTTGAGAGATGGAGTCATCTCGTACCAAACGCATGGCCTAGTGTAGTCGCAGAAAAATTGGGCGTTGAACATATCAACGAAGCTCAGGGCGCCGGCAGCAATGCACGTATGGTTAGAACCACGTGCGATTTCTTACGGAACTATCCAAAGGAAAAATATAGTTCATTGGTAGTAATGTTGGGCTGGACTACGGTTGACAGAAATGAAGTATATTTACGTGAAGACGAAAAAGAAGGATGGTGCATGTTTAATGCTACACAGCCGGTTAGTTCACACGGTGTACCCTTCAGACCAGACTTTAGTAAGGACTATTTGCGAATCATTGATGAGTGGCAAAAAGACTATATCTTAAATGTGTACTCAAATCATAATAACTATGTTAAGTTTCTGCAAGAAATGTATCTTATGAGCAATCTACTAGAAAACTTGGGCATAAGGTATTTGTTCTTTAGCAGCTTGCCATGGAGAACTGCATGGATGCCAAATCATGATAGTTTTGATATATCAGAAAGATTTGCTCAAGAAATTGCAGCAGTACAAAAGCCCTGCATTTTGAATACCCGAGATTCAGATGAATCATTAAATGTAATGAGTATTTTTTGCAATATTAATCAAATCCCAATGGCTACCGATTGCCACACTATGATAGAAGGACACAGAAGATGGGGCGAACATCTATATCAGGAGTTTACTAATATTTATGGATAAGAAAAAAATTGTAGTATGCGGAGATAGCTTTAACGTCGGCATCGGCCTTGTTGATATGGAAAAGCAGCGATATGGCCAGCTCGTCGCAGATGAATTGGGGCATGAATTAGTAATGCTGGCTAGAGGTAGTGCCTCAAACTATGCAGTGTTTCTTCAAGGCATGTATGCTAGTGAAATGACGCCCAAACCAAACTGTGTCATTATATGCGTAACAAGTTATGATAGAATTGAGTGGCTAGAAGATGAATTTGAAGATCATGTAACTCTTGATCTTTCTCATTTGAACTATCACTTATACCCGCCTCATCATCATCCTCAACCACATCATGATGGTCCATTGGATTTTTATTTTAAGGATAAGGTTGGGTATAATCCAAAACTATTGACTGAACAAGTTGGTGCAATTCCAGATTATCTAAGTTTATTAGATAAGAAGAATCCGGCTGGCTATTATCAGAGATTGCATTCACAATCTCCTGAAAAATTAAAAATGTTGATGGAACATTATTTGACTGTTTGGTCTAACAATTCTATCAAACCTGATTACGATAGGGGACTGATACTGAGTGCCTACACTAAGATTACAAACAGTGGTATAAACTGTTTGGTTCTTTCAAGTGATCGCAAGTTTGATACCTTAATACCTAAGAAGGATTTGATTTACCACAATTGGGGACAATTGACAATGTTATATCCCGACACTATAGGTAGTCATCACGCAGATTATCCAGCACATGAAATTACTGCAAAAATGATAATTGAAAGAATGCTAGAAAATGGATACAACTGATGAGTTGATCTTGATAGCGAACGGCGATAGCTGGACCTATGGATGTGAAATAGTGGATCCTATCCTGCTGGAAAAATATCCAAAGATCACTCATTTGACTGAGATAGACTATCTTCCTGAAAATGATAGTTATAGACTCTCTAGAGTATGGTCAACTAAGCTAGCAGAGTTATTAAAATGCAAGGTGATGAACATATCTGAGCCGGGCGATGACAACACTAGCATACTGTCTAGGACGCAAGAGTATGTCCTGCATTTACTGAGTCAGGGCGTAAAGCCCGAACAACTGTTTATCGTTATCGGTTGGACAAGTCCAGAACGCAGAGACTTTTGGTACAAGAGTGATGACAACACTCAAAGCTATAAGTTTAAGCTTAACCCCCACACGCCAAAATATAATGAGCGTCCATTAACGGAGCTTACTAGGACATATGCATTGAACTTTTGGAATCCAGAAGAATATATTGTTAGGTATGTCACTACCGTGTTGAACTTCCAAAACTTTTGTGTAGCGCATGGAATTAAGTTTTTAAGCTTTAATGCTTTCTATAGACAAAAAAACGCGGACATTGGTACATGGCAAGATATCAATATTGAAGAACAACTTAACTCGTTGTCATTGGGAAACATCCCTATTTCAGATAATAGTACTCGTGAAGTCCATCGTATAAATTACAATACAGTGTGGCAAAATATAGATAGTACCAGATACTATAATAAAGACAACGTGAATAATTCATTTAAGACATTTGTGGATAATACGCTTGGGCCACAAGGATATACTGGATGGCACCCAAATGAAGATGGCCATAATTTATGGGCCACTCAACTATTTCGGTATATACAAGAACATAAGCTACTAAATATTGGATATGACTATGAACGAACCTAAAATTGTAACTAAGCACTGGGGCCAAGAAACATGGATAGCTGACGGTGTTAGAACTCCATATGCATTAAAGCGTATTCTTTTTAAAGCTGGTAACAGAACGAGCTTGCAGGTGCACCAACAAAAGTTTGAAACTAACTATGTACTCTCAGGCACAGGCTTGTTGTATATCAGCAAAGACAAGTTTGACGTAGAACACTTCTTGAATAATTCAATGACACCAGCAGAAGTGGAAGAATACGAATCAACATTTGATATTGTACAACTTGAACCAGGCGTCACCTTTGATGTTCAACCTGGGTATGTCCATCGTGTAGTTGCCACTACAGACCTTGAATTCATTGAAGCAAGTACTCCAGAGCTTGATGACGTTATAAGACTTCAGGACGATCAGAACAGAACGCATGGCAGAATACAGTATGAGCACCAGTAATACAGTAGTTATACCTACTGCTGGATTAGGCTCTAGAATGGGCAATCTTACTAAGAACCTAAACAAAGCCCTATTGCCCTACAAGAACAAGCCGGTATTGTCACATATCATAGATCAGTTTCCTGATAATACAGACTTTATTATTCCTGTTGGACACTTGAGTCAACAGGTTAAAGACTATTGTAATATTGCACATGATGACAGAAATATAACGTTTGTTGAGATTGACGACTATACTTCTAGTATTAGTGGCACTGCCTATACTTTAAAAAGATGCTTGCATTTATTAAATAAACCGTTTTGGTATATACCCTGCGACACATATTTTAATATTGATCTAGTATCGTTGATCAATGACACCAGTAAAAACTATTATTTCACTAAGCAGGTAGATGAAGAATTAACCAATCTTTATACGATGTTCAAGACCGACGACATGGTTATCACTGACATGTTGTTTAAAGAACAATGCTCAACTGATTACGCAGCCTTTACCGGCGTCATGTATCTTGGTGATTATACAAGCTTTAATTCACGGCTACGTGAGCTAGCAAGCAATGAAGTTATTTTTGCAATAGCCAGTGGTGAATCTACGATTGATCTAGCTAGCTGGATTGACTTCGGTAACATTGAAAGCTATACCGACGCAGTAAATGCTAGTCAAAAGTTTGACTTTAGTAAAGAAGATGAAATCACTTATGTCACTGAATCTAAGGTTGTCAAGTGGTGGGTAGATAAGTCTGTTACTGAAAACAAGTATAAGCGTACAGTAAATCATACTGAGATATATCCAAACAACTGTAAAATAGTTGGCAACTTTTTAGCATACGACTTATATCCTGGGAAAACATTGTACCAGCACAACAACGTTGAACACTTTAGTAGTTTACTAACATGGCTGGATACTAATGTTTGGCAGTATACGAACACAGATATAAAAGATAACTGCATTGATTTCTACAAGAATAAGACTATCCATAGAATTGACAAGTATCTTAGTAAGTATGTTGAACAAGAAAATGTCACAAGCGTAAATGGTATTGATGTAAAAGATTATACATACTATCTAAACAACATAGACTATTCTTATTTGTCAGAGACAGTTCAAGCTTCGTATGTTCACGGCGACTTACAGTTTGATAATATTATTTTAGGTGAAGACTATAGATTAATTGACTGGCGTCCTGACTTTGCGGGTAACACAGTAACCGGTGACATTTACTATGATTTGGCTAAGTTAGCTGGTGGATTCATTATTAACTATAGTAAGATCAAAGAGAACAACTTCAAGATTGACATTGTTGATAATAATGTTACATTGGAAATACCTTATATAGATAACCATGAACAGTATTTTGACATATTGAAAAAGTTCGTAGACGAGAAAGAACTAGAGTGGAAGAAGGTAGAACTATTGATTCCTGTAATCTTTTGGAACATGTCTCCACTACACACTAGTCCCTTTGATAAGTTTCTTTGGTACCTAGGTATTAAATTGTTCCAGGAGTATGAATCTAAATACTCTAATCATGAAGCAGTTCTATAGCTTAAGTCAGTATCCTGGTAAAACTGGAACATACTACTACAATCTGTTCTTTAATAAGTTTGGTATTGACGCAACTTATACAGCATTGGGTTGCCAGCCACATGAATTCAATGACACGTTTAACCGCCTAGTCAACGATACTGATACGTGTGGCATCAGTGTGAGTATGCCATATAAAAACACAGTAACCCATCTGTGTAACGAATTAGACAAACAAGCTCACCTATATAATAGTTGCAATACAGTTACGGTAAACAATGGACATACCGTAGGATATAACTGCGACATATATGGATTGTTGGGTATCATTTCTGAGATATCAGTTGACGATAAGATATCAATATTAGGCGATGGGTCTATGGGACAAATGTTCTATCGTTACCTAAACGACAATAAATATTTTGATGTTACCGTGTATAGCAGAAAAAACAACAATTGGCATGACAGGCATGAACCAGCGAACGTCATAATAAATTGCACTAGCTTGGGCACGAGCGAACTTGTTTCTCCATTAATGTTGATTCCTGCAGGAACCTCGTGTATAATTGACTTAGCGTTAAACAAGTCCGTTTTATACGAGCAATGCTTAGCAAGCCATGTGAAGTACATAACTGGTACGAACTTTTACGCACATCAATTTGTAAAGCAGTTTGAAATATACACTGGTATAAAAATTACAGTTGAACAGTTTAACGAAGTGGCAATTAAATGATTATAAACAAACTTGTTATTGATATTGATGGTGTGTTGACAACCGGGCATGTACTATACAATATAGAAGGCAAAACCTTCAAGATTTTTGGGCCACACGATAAGGATGGTCTTAAACTAGTAACTAAGTATATCAGTGATATTACTTTTATCACTGCGGACAAGACTGGCTTTGATATCACTTACGCAAGAATCGTCAAAGATTGGAAGTTTCGTGATGATCAGTTAGTTTTGGTTCCGGAAGAATCTAGATTTGACTGGTTTGTAAGTAATTGTGATTTCAACACAACTGCATATATTGCTGATGGTTACCACGATGCTCCCATATTAGAGCGGGTAGCACTCGGTATTGCCCCCAAAACTGCTAGAATTGAAGCAAGAAATAGTGCTAATTATGTCACACCTAGTGATGCTGCAAATGGTGCTGTACTTGACGCATGTTTATATATTGAAAGAGTGATTAATGGACTTGAAACAGTTTAAATTAGGTGTGGGTCCAATGAGCAAAGAGATAGTTGAGCTATGCCTCAACTATAGCCACTCGCACGATCATCCACTAATGATTATCGCTAGTCGCAATCAAGCAGATTACGATAGTGGGTACGCAATGAATACCAAAGAACTATCGGAGCTAGTGTTCAATCATGAACATTATAATCCTAATAGGGTATTATTGTGTAGAGACCATTGCGGTCCTTATTTCAGCGATATGGATAATGGTCTAGAACTAGAAGCAGCGTTAGTGCGATGCTTGAATACAATCAAGGCCGACATTGATGCAAACTTTGACCTCATTCACGTTGACGTAAGCAGAGTAGAACCGAACAAGCAGCAATATGTTGCCGAGAAGTTGTTTTCCTATGCAATGGAACTGAATCCAAATATTATGTTTGAGTTTGGCACCGAAGACAATACGGGCAACACCACTGAAACATTGAATATGTTGAACATTCAACTAGAATATGTCAAGCCTTGGCAGAACAATCTTCGCTATGTAGTGTCTCAGACAGGAAGCTTGACTAAGCAAACTCAAGTTGGTACGTTCAACATTGAACAGACCAAGAAGCTTATCAACGTCATTCATCAAAATGGCTATATGTTCAAGGAACATAATGCAGACTATCTTGATGTTGAGCAGGTAAAGTTGCGTAAAGATACAGGAGTGGATGCATTAAATATCGCCCCGCAACTTGGCACTATTGCTAGCAGTGTGCTATATGATTTGGGTTCGGGCACAGTTGAATTATCAGAGTTCATGAATGTTGTACTTGATTCGGGCTATTATAAAAAGTGGTGCACCGTTGAAGTAGACAATGACAAAGACCGCTTTATCAGTTCTGCACACTATTTGTTTGAGCATCCATACTGCTATGATCTAAAGCAAGTAATAGATATGGAAGAATACGCTACAGTGTTAGAGGCTAGATTGTTTGACGCACTAGACCAATATAGATTTGGGTACAACTAATAAAAATGGTAGCATAATACCCAATAAATACTGACTACTATTGGAAACAACTATGATTAAAATTATCAAGAACCTTATCAACAAAGTTAGGCGCGAGATTCTATATAGAAAAAGAATCAAAGAGCTTAAAAAAAGAGATCCACATATTTACAGATGAACTACGTAGGCATTAGTTGCGGCTTCCATGATGCCGGTTTAAGTGTCATTGATAACAATGGCAATATTCTTTTTGCTGGGCACAGCGAACGATATAGCAAGAAAAAGCATGATAGTGACTTGTGCTTGGGCATTGTTGATGATGCGTTAAATTATATCAACAATGATTTTCAAGTGCATTACTATGAACGCCCTTATGTTAAGGCAATCCGTCAACTATATGCAGGGCAAAAGTTAGGACCATTTGGCTGGGACAAGTTAATCGGTTCTTCATTGTATGCGTTAAACACGGGCGAACACTCTCATAAAGGTAGAGTAAAGACGCACAATCACCATCTATGTCACGCCGCAGCAGGATTCCAAACAAGTCCATATGAAGATGCTACAGTAGTTGTTATTGATGCTATCGGTGAACTAGATACTATTAGTATTTGGGATGCAACTTACGATAAGAACGGTGTAGCAAAGTACAAGAAGATTTGGGGACGCAAGTATCCTGACTCAATTGGTCTTTTCTATTCTGCAATGACAGCACGAGTAGGCTTGCGCCCACTAGACGAAGAATATATTCTGATGGGTATGGCTGCATATGGTAAGCCAGTATATGATATCTCAATGCAACGATTATTCAGTAACTTTAATGAGATTGTTTTGAAAGATAACCTACACATCGGAGTTGATGAAAAGTTTCTAAAGGATGCAGACGAAATGGATATTGCTGCATCTGCACAGGCTGTTGTTGAACAGCTAATAGAAACAGTAATGAAGAAGGCTAAGAAGCTAGGTAGTAGCGACAATCTCGTATATGGCGGCGGCGTTGCTCTCAATTGTCTTGCCAACAGACTACTGGGTAAGTATTACGAAAACATTTGGATCATGCCTAACCCAGGTGATGCAGGTAATAGCTTAGGCGCAGCAGCGTTGGGCTATGGCAAGAAGATCAACTGGACAGATGCTTTCTTAGGATTTGACATTGAAGGTGATTATCCGGTTGACAGCATCATCAAAGAATTATATAGTAACAAGATGGTAGGTGTCGCTAGTGGCAGGGCGGAGTTTGGCCCTCGTGCATTAGGTAATCGAAGCCTGCTAGCAGACCCTCGCGGCCCTGAAATTAAGGACAAAGTTAATGACATTAAACGAAGACAGAAGTTCCGCCCGTTTGCGCCAGTCATTTTGGAGGAGCTGGTTACTGATTACTTTGATATGCCTAGTGGCTGGAGCGACAGTAGGTATATGCAAGTCATCGCTACTTGTAGGCATCCTGACTTATTTCCTGCTATCGTTCATCATGACGGGACTTCTCGTGTTCAGACTGTCCCGAATGACGGATCAGGAATTAGAAAACTACTAGAAGCCTGGTATAAAGAAACCGGCTGCCCAATGCTTTTGAATACGTCATTGAACATTCGTGGAGAACCCATGGTTAATGATCGTAATGATGCTGATAGATTTGAAAAACTCTATGGAGTAAAAGTCTGCTCATAAGTAAAGTATATGCTTAGAGACGTATTCTATTTTGGTAAAAAGCCCAACGTTCATCCTAGAGAACAGTTTGCAGAGAATCTACAAGATGCTAGACTAAAAGCCACTACTCGTGACTTTTGGATCATTAATGAGTTCTCTGACTATCGCAATTTTGATTGGGACTTTGATTTTGAATTTTTGCCTGACGAAGACGTTTGGGCAGAAGATCACAATAACGTATGGCCTAGTCAGCATCAAAAGGACAGTGGCACATGGTTGTGTCCCAAGGAACATAGTGATGTTATTGTCTATCGCAATGATGTAGATCCGGTCATTCGTAAAAACGAAAAGACCGACCAATGGGTCGAGCTTGATTTAATCAACTATAGTAAGTTTGACTTTAGTTGGCATCCTGACCCAACTGATCCTCCCTATATCTATAAGTGGGGTTGTAAGTTCTTCCCAACAGAAATCAAGCATGTATTAGAGTATCGTGTTCCTGGCGCTACTCAAGAAAAGTATATGAACACGATTGCAGAGTTAGTACCTGAATATGATCGTTGGGTAGAACATCAGGCAATTGACAAAGATAGATTTGATATGTCATGGAGACCAAATCCATTGGATCCACCATTCATCTATGTTTGGGGTAACAAGTATGTTGACGGAAGACTACAGCCCACACTTGAATATCATGCTCCGAACGCAACTGATATAAAATATCTATCAGAACTTGTCCCTGTTTTACCTGAACAAGATAGATGGACTATTCTTGAGGATATTGTAAAAGATTCATTTGACTTTAGCTGGCGTCCTGACCCAAGAGAACCAGCATTCATTTATGTATTTGGTAACGAACAATACGATGGCACAATCATGCCTACACTTGAATATCGTTGCCCTAATGCTACAGAAATTAAGTATGTCAATGATATTACGGCTAAATTAGCTCCCAAGAAGGAATTGTTTGAGCATTTAGAAGACAGTTATGGTATTGATTATAGCTGGCGCCCTAATCCTACAAGTCCTCCCTATATCTATGCATGGGGTAATCAATGGAATAGTCCAGAAGAAAAGATATCTATTCAGTTTGTCGTTCCAGGAGCCACAGAATACAAATATATGACAGAGCGTGCTATTCGCAAGCCATGCATGGATAATTGGGTAGTCCCTGATGATGTTGACGCTACTGGATTTGATTTTAGTTGGGAGCCAAACCCCACGGCACCCCCGTACATTTATGAGTTCGCAACACAATGGCAGAAGACCGGCGGCCCTCAGTACGTAGTACCGGGAGCTACGGAGAAACAGTATGTGGATTTTCAAAGAGTTAAAAGACTTCCTACAAACAAAGGTTGGGCGATTCCTAACAATATTGATATTGATAGATTTGATTTTTCATGGCATCCAGATAGTTCTAGTCCTCCTTATGTTTATGTATTTTCTACTCAGTGGGCATTCAGCGGCGGACCTGTATATACAGTTGATGGAGCAACTGAGGTCAAGTATGTAGAAGATCAGGTTGCTACTGCAATCGTAGATATGAATAATTGGGTATATGATGCTACTGAGATTGATGTAGACAGCTTTGATTTTAGCTGGCATCCACATGCAGAAGATCAGCCATATATCTACCAGTTCGGTACTCAATGGCAGAAGACAGGTGGTCCTAAATATATTACTTCGGGCGCTGATAATTCAAGCCCGGTAAAATATGTAGATACTCGTATTATAAAAGCAATGCGCTTATCCAACCCACATGATTACTATTGGGTAGAAAATTATCCCATTAAAGACTTTGATTACTCATGGCACCCAGACGATACCGAAGAGCCATATATCTATGTATTTGGTAACAAGCAGTATCCTGCCGAAGAGTGTCCTACTATTGAATATAGAATGGAAGGCGCAACTCAGGTAAAATACATTCATGATATCGTAGCTACGTTAGATGTAGATATGACTAACTGGGTAATTCATGAACCAATTGATGAAGACAGTTTTGACTTTAGTTGGGTACCTAATCCAACTGACCAGCCTTATATCTATGTTTTCGGTAACCAACGTTATTCGGGTGAGATTTATCCCACTGTAGAATATCGTACTCCTAATGCGACAGAAAAGAAATATGTCAGTGATGTAACCGCTAAACTTAAAGTTGACAAGTCTAAGTTTACTTTATTATATCCAATAAACGAAGATAAGTTTGATTTTAGATGGAGACCTAACCCAATGTCTCCTCCCTATATCTATATCTTCGGTAACCAATATTACTCAGCAGAAGAAATGCCCACTGTAGAATATCGGGTAGATGGTGCTACCGAAATAAAATATGTGAAAAATATTACTGCACATTTGAAGTCCAACATGACAAATTGGGAAGTTCCTAGTAACATTGACGTTTCAAGTTTTGATTTTAGCTGGGTGCCTCATCCCAAAAGTCCTCCCTACATCTATGAGTTTGCAACGGTGTGGAATGACAGGGGCGGACCTAGGTATATCGTCAAAGGGGCAACAGAATACAAGTACATTGAAGAAATTAAAGCTAAAACATTACCTGATAAAACCAATTGGGACATTCCGAATAATATTGATATTTCAAGTTTTGATTTTAGCTGGGTTCCTCATCCCAATTCCCCTCCATACATATATGAGTTTGGGACACAATGGAATGACAGGGGAGGACCTGTTTACCGAATGCCTGGTGCAACGGAATACAAATACATTGATACTGTAAAGGCAAATACTCTTCCAAGCCGAGTCAACTGGGAAATACCAGACGGGGTAGATGTTAGACGATTTGATTTTAGTTGGGCACCACATCCGATGGCCCCGCCCTACATCTATCAGTTTGGTACTAAGCTAGATAACAACGACGGTCCTAGATATGTCACGCCTAGCAACAACGGAGAGATTGTATATCTTGAGCGGGTAGAACTTTTAGGTTCATCTGATATTAGTGTGGGTCAATATTATATTGAAACCAGCTTGGAAGAGTTAATCAATAAGCATCCAAAAGAAATCTTTTGGGCAATGCGAAAGAACATTGACTATTCACACTTTGATTTTAGCTGGCGCCCAACTACTGTGGAAGTTGCCTATGAACTAGATTATGTTCATGTTTTTGGTTCTCCTGAATCAGAACTAACACAGACATATTTTGTGAGCGCAGAGCATTATCTAAAAGGTAACACCGAGTTTAAGTTTGTAGAAGATTTAAAACTAAATGAAGATACTTTGGCTAAACTATTCAAGAAGCCTGATATGTTCTTTATTGACAGAAGCAATAGTGAATCACAAGAGCGGTTTGAGAAGCTTAAAGAACGTTTCCCTGGCATTCAAAAGACTCGCTATCTTAATAGCTGGGTTGATACTATCAATCGCTGCACTAAGAAAGCAAGCACTGAATTGATTTGGGTTCTTAATAGTGAACTAGACTATAGCGACTTTAACTTTGATTACTATCCTAATCCTTGGCAGATGAAGATGGTTCAAGTGTTTGGTACTCAGTGGAGCCATTGGGGAACAACGTTCATGGTTAACTGCGAAACATTCCCCGAAGATACCAGGTATGTCAAGATTATTGAACATCTATCCAACTTGAACTTTGTGAAGGATATTCGTACTAAGGCAACACAGTGCGTCCATGATATTGTAGTTATTGACCATGCTAACAAGGAAACAAGTGATGTAGTGTCATTTTTGCAGAGTAAGGTATCTGACAACACGATTACGGTAATTCCTTATCAAGAGAGCTACCTAGAAACCTTCAAGGAAATTATTAGTAAGCAGCAAGAAAAGAAGGATCATTACATTTGGATTTGCTCAAGTGTATGTGACTATACGAACTTTGATTTCTCATATGTGTGTGATCCGTTTGCAAGAGACCAGCTACATGTTTTCCCAAGTGGAACGCAGAAGTTCGGTGATACTTTCTTCGTAGATGTTAACAAGGCTAGAGAAGTTATCAGTGATCTAGAACTACTAGAAAGCTTCAATAAGGTAAACTACAACATGACTATTAGGGCAGAAAGATTGCCCGAACCAGTGATTGTTGTTAATGATGACACGCATTCTACTGCTATTAATAAGATTATTGATTTCCCATACGCAACACTAGTTACCTATGATAACACTGATGTACCTAAGGTTGATATTGAGCCGATGAATCTTTGGTCTAGCGATACTAAGAATATCTATGTTACTAGTACTGGTGCAACTCGTATTGTTGTGCCTGTCGAAGCTAAGGACTATGTTAAGAAAGAATTGTATGAATATCCATACATTAAGCGTGCTCCTAAGTTAGCAACTTCTAAGCCATTAGATATCGTATACCTAAGTAACGGCGAAACAGGTGCCGACGAAAACTATCAATACTTGTTAGATGTTACTAAGGATCTCCCCAATAGAGTTGTTAGGGTAGATGGAATTAACGGTCGTGTTGCTGCTTATCATGCAGCAGCAGAGGCTAGCGAAACGACTTGGATGTTCACGGTCTTTGCTAAGCTTAAAGTCAACCCTAAGTTTGATTGGAACTGGCAACCCGATAGAATGCAGGCTCCTAAGCATTATATTTTCTATGCAAAGAATCCAGTTAACGGATTAACCTACGGTCACCAAGCAATGATCGCATATAACAAGAAGCTCACACTTGCTAATGAAGGCAAAGGTCTTGATTTTACATTGGATGACGAGCATGAAGTAGTGCCATTGATTTCAGGAACAGCAAACTACAATACTGACGAGTTCTCAACGTGGCGCACTGCATTTAGAGAAGTTATCAAGCTTAAAGCGGATTCTGATGATATAGCCAAATATCGCCTTGATGCCTGGCTTACTAAAGGGGAAGGTAATTTCGCAGAGTACAGCATTAAGGGTGCGTTAGATGCAGAAAAATACTATGATGATGTTGGCGGTGACTTTGACATGATCAAATTAAGCTATGAATGGGATTGGCTGCGAAACAAGTTTAATGAAATGTGATTTTGGGTACTTAAAGCGGTTGACAACAGAATAAAAGATAAGTATAGTAGAAGCTATAGTGAAAAATATCACATTACCCTAACAGCCAAAGGAGGCTACTATGAAGAAGTTCATTTCCCTTATTACAATGTCTGCAATGCTTGCTGTCTCTACGCCAGCTCTCGCCGATCATAGGCGCTTTGACCCACGCTGGGGCGTAGATCATGGTGGGAGGCAACATCCTGGTACCTGGCGAGGTCATCGTGATCGTGGTGTAAGCACTGAAGGTGCAATTATCATTGGACTCGGTGCATTGCTTGTAGGTAAGGCTATTGCCGATAGCAACAACCGTCGTCGTGAACGTGAAGTAATTATTGTAGAACGTTACCCGCAACAACCCCGACAAGTTTGTCAAGACGTAGTTCAGCACGATTACTATGGGAATCCATATGTTGCCGGACGTAACTGCTGGTACGAGCGATGATTGATTGGTCAGGTATGCGTACTGTGCGAAAGCCGACTCAAAAGGAGCGCGGACGCTATCAACGTTGGGTAAAGTATCTTAAAGATTCTAGACTCACCGAAGAACAAATCCATGAACGAGCAGCTAGATTGACTGAACAGGGTCGGGAGCCTGATCTATAATTATGGTAGTCTGTAGTTGTAGAAACATTAGAGACTCGCAATACACTAGCAGAGAAGAACTATCTGCCCGCATTTTACAAGACGATTATTGTTGTGGTACATGCTTAGACGAGTTTTTACCAAACGACAACAAAAAGATTGACACGAACCCCCAACTAGTATATAAATAGATTATCAGTTGTTTGATGCAATCTGATGTTTGTGCAGGACCCGGGGGCGGTACCCGGCGCCTCCACCATTAACACACTTGCCTGACTCCTCCGGTTTTTGGGAGGTAAGTTGGGACCGAACTTCACTAGAGGTCGTTCTACAGTGCCTTGAGGCATGAGGATACTAACAGAAACGAGTGTGTTAATGATGGGGGCGAAATTTAGGATCGACTGCAAGGCAGAGGTGAGAGTAGACTGATTGGTTGGCCGCATATAAGCCAAAACTGTAAATGTCGCAGCTAATGACAACAATGTGGATCTTGCCCTAGCGGCATGATTCTACGG